GGAGATGATCAATCGGTTCTACCGAACACATGATCTCTCTTGGACGAAGGAACATGATCTGATTCGAACGATGATCTTCCTGGACATTGTCAACTCTGTCCATCTCTGCGGTGAGTATGTGTATCAGTGGACACACAGTCTTCCGTCCGGGTGTGCAATGACATCTCAGTTGAATACCATCAACAATTCGATCATCATGCGGCTCGCCTACCGTTGGGCAGCGCAAAAATGGAGTAAAGGCGACATTGGACTCTTCAACAACAACGTGTCTATGATTGCCTTCGGTGACGATAATGTGTTGAACATCTCTGATCGCGTGACGGGGTGGTTCAACCAGGAAACGATAACGCAAGTCCTCGCAGACTACGACATCACTTACACGGACGAGACAAAATCTGCTACGGTGAACTTGACACGTTCGCTTAGTGAGGTTGAGTTTCTGAAGCGTAAGTTTCGGTTCGACGAGATTGTTCAGCGCCATGTCGCTCCCTTGCGACCAGACGTGATCTACGAGATGGTCAATTGGGTTCGCAATCCCCGGGACATCTGGTCCCAGACACTGGACAATTTGAAGGTCGCGATCGGCGAGGCTTCACTACACGGAAAGGACTTCTACGACAAATTCAAGCGAGCGTTTGATCCCTTGCTCGCGGAGCACGACATTGAGTTCGTGATTCCACCATTCAAGGATGCTCACCACCAGACGTTGGAGTCCAACTACTACGGAATCGATTTTGTGGCGCAGGCATACTGTGAAGTATCCAGCCTGCCAAAGACGGCTTCAGCGATAAATTCGTTGTCTGATCGAGCCAGCTCTCGGACTGTTCGAAGGAATCGCTGTCGTAACAACAGCAGTCTAACCTCCCTCAGTGGCGCCCATAAGACGCAAGGCGCGTGGCGTAAACCGGTCATCCTGATTGCACAATTAAACTCTATGGATAATCAACAAACAACCAACCCAAACCCCGACAACAATGTCACCACACAAGAAACAATCCAATTTGTGGATGCCAGTCTCGAGACAGGCATT